GTCTCCAAAGGTCGCCCCGCCAGCTTTTTTCCCCTCCCCACCCTAGTCCTATTTTTTTACCCCAAGCATACTTTTTATCATTTGTCAATACTTTTATTGAAAATATATTTATTTATTTTCGGTTCTATTCTTTCCGGTGCCGTATCTTATGTGGTCTTTTCCTTTCCTTAACCACACAGCAGTACCATGCTTGATCTGATCCTGCGCGTTCTCTTGTGCTGTACCCCAACATATATTGTCTAACCTATTATCTAATGGGTTGCCATTCAAATGTCTGCACTGTAGGCTGCCATCCACACGACCACCAACAAAAGCAATTAGCACTAACTTGTGTACCGTCTCGCTCTTACGAGTGGATCTGCCTATGCCAGTCTTAACGCTCACGTTGTAATATCCCTTGTGGATGCGCGGCTTTAACTCTACCATCTCACCTGTACGCTCCGAGTATATCCGTCCTTGTTTGTCTGCGTAATACTGAGGATATCCGGCTATCTCTTTTAATTCAGTCATGTTGTTCTACTCCTGCGCATAGCATGTACTATCAATACAATCGGCCATATGGTAGACAGGCTAGAGGCAAGATATAAGTATATCCATGTAATCATTATGAAATCTATTGGTGTATCCTTATGCTTGTCTATCATCTCGCTGAATGATCTGTGTAGACACCATAGTAGTATGACTACACCCAAGCCATAGTAGATGTACCATAGGGTAGTGATGCTCATAGGGTGTGCTTGGTATATGAATGTGTTGGTACTTCGTTAATAGCTGCTTCTATCTTAACTGATGTAAGGTTATCCACTCTTCTGCCCTTCTCGTATATGATGGGCGACCTCGATCCAGCAGGCAGTACGTATATAAGCGTTGGTGGTGGGTTATGTTTATCGAACATTAACGTCACTCCTTGCCATTCATCATAGACGGCGTATTGACTTAGCTTCTCTATTGCTTCTTTAATGGCTTTCGGCTGTTCGTTCATAGCGTCCTCCTTACCTGCGGCTTATCTAACCGCTCCATTGCCTTAGCTGCTCTCTCTAGCTCATTGGCTAACGTTGTGGCCTTCTCTATAGCTGCATCCAACTCTGATGTATCTACGCCTACTTTAATCGTTAGGTCGTCTACTAAACGAGGTTGTTCCGGTCTCTTTACGCTTGATCCGCCTTTAGGGGGCGTTGACCACGCTTCTATGTCTGACAATGGCGTTACCGTTTCTTTGCCGCTGTCTCCTAGTGTGTGAACGTCACTTGCCGAAATGCCGCCCAATATCATTCGTGGTGCATGGATTTTGCAATACTCTTTGCCGTTATCTCGTGATGCAATACACGCGGGACATTTACTCATTGCCTCAACGCCTCCTTTGGTTCTCCGTCTCTCTTAGCTGCTGAAATGGCTGCAGCTAATGCGTCCATAACTGTACGGGCTTCACTCGCTGCTTTCGTCGCCTTTGCGAAATGATTTTCCGCCCGGATTAATTCTTTCTCTGCTTGCTTCTGCGCTTCTTCTGCATGTATGACGCTACCTATTGACCTTGTGTGCAGGTCTTCCAGTGCTTCAATGTGTTTTTTGTCCATTGCCGAAACCACCGTCCTCTCGTACAGTTTTTTGGCTGTGATGGCCCTTGCAAAGACCTTGCCAGTTGGATCTATCCCAAAATAAGTCTTTGTCGCCCTTATGTGGGATGATATGGTCAAGGTCTGTCGCTGCTCTTACCACTCCATTACACTCACACTCAACGCATAGTGGGTGTTTCTTTAAGTAACCTAGTCGAGCCTTGCGCCATTTGCTGTCATAACCTCGCTCGGCTGCTGTACCCCTGTATTGGTCGTAGCTGTGAGCTTCGCGTTTGTGCTTGCTGCAATAACCATCGTCGTCACCGTATTCCTTACAGCCTTGTTTCCGGCAAAACTTCTTTAACGCCATGCTTGGACCTCCGATAATTGCAATAAAAAAACCACCCTTATTAAGAGTGGTTTAGGATCATTGGATATTTACAATCTATCATGGGTTTACATGCTCGTCACTGACATTATAGTGACATTCTGCCCGTCATTTGCTGTGTAACCAACTCTATAGCGCTCTGACCGTCCTCGTAGCCCGTTTTAAAGTCTTCCGGCGTGTCTTCGTCTATCTTAACTGTTGAGCCGTCAAATCCTAATGTGTAGCCCGCTACATAGTCGACGGTTAACCCTAACACTTCCGCAATCTCTGTAACGATAAGCTCGGTGTCATTCTTCAAATCCCATATATCGCTGAATGATACCGTTTCAACTTCCGCCATAGCAACATGAGACAATGCACACATACATTGTATTCCGTTGTATGATCTCGCCCATGATCCCGGATTAAGCTTTATTCCTTCATTCTTCAACCTAGCGGCTTCTACACGCTCTTTTGTTACTCTATTCATACGTTCACCCCTTTACGACGTAAGATTTCGTTGTATTCATCCATCCACGCTGCCGGAATAGGAAGGTCCACTTTGTTGTATTCCCTAATGGCTGTTGTGATCTCGTTAAATCGGATCTCGTCCATGATATAGCGGGGTGTGATGCCAAGCGGTGGGCGTTCATCCCCGAAACGTATTTCCCATCTATCTTCGATAGTTATGTGTGGCTTTGGTTTCAACATAGCCCCGCAAAATGTATTGTCATATGTCAAGTACCCGAATTTATTGTTATCTGCAACAGATTTATGAAGCTCATAATAGACATGAGGGTTAATGAATATCTCTACCGGGTCGATTTTGCGCGTCATTCCGTGTTCTTCATTCAGATCCCGGCGCTTATTCCTCTTTTCCCTCATGTCGTCCATTAGCCGTTCATACAGTGGGTATGGTTTTGGATCTGGCTTTCTGTCGAATCTGTGTGAGCATTCGTTAGTATGCCCGTCACCCTCTTTGATCCCGCATGTCTTGCAATACCCATGAACATTGTATATGTTCAATTATCTCCACCCCAATCTTTTAGCTATCGACCATATAAACTCATCGCGCCATCTGAATGCCGTTCTAACAGTCACATTAAGCTCGTCCGCTATGCCATCCCACGTTAGTGTCTGGGGTATCGTCCAATACCTTAGGTCAATGAGTCGCCGTCTCTCGTCCGGTAATCGGATCAACGCCCATTCTATAGCGTCTGTCACTTGAATGAATTGTTCTAGCTGCTTATGTGTAGCTAACAACGTGGCTGCATTGCCTGTAGGATCGTCTATGAGTGCCATTTTATAACCGCTGCTCCGGCTTATGATATCATCCTTTATCTTGATGATTTCTTTCTTTGTATCATGGTAGGCGATAACCTCCTGCTCGATATGCAGGAAGGTGCCCTTTAATAATAGTTTTTTGCTTGCCAATGATCCCAACCCCTTTATTTAACTCTAACCCGGTGTTCGAAGTAGCACCCGCAATTGCACTTACACATCGTCACCCGGTATTTTCGTCTTAAGATCCACGTTACCTCGTAATGGGACGATAACCCGAATGGAACGACTGCGCTTGGTTTGTTGCCTGCTGCTGTACACTCCGGGCACACTGGATCTAATCTCTTTTGTTTGTGCTTGCCGGATTCTATCACCTTGTACCGTCTCATTTGTCGTCCACCTTCCGTTCTCTCTCCAATCGCCTGTGCATCCTCGAATGTTCCGTATGATCAATTATTTCTAGGTTGTCTATGCGGTTATCTTGTTTATCATGGTTTTTATGGTGAACATCCTCGCCGGGCTGTAACTTGCGCCCTAAATGTTGTTCCATTACATAACGATGTTCCAAGATGTAACCATGTTTATAGCTGTTTTCGTATTCGGGTTTGTGAATCAAAACATAGCCTTGTTTGTTTAACTTCCGGGGTATGGCTGGGGTGTTGTTCAATTGGTGTCCACCTTTATAAATCGGCGGTTTTCTGCTAGGTCTATTTTTCCACTCACCCACAATTTGACCGCATCCACATGCACAAGGCTTGTCTATGAAAATAGTTAACCGTTTACCTCTTTTGGCGTTCACGACATTAAGCGCGTGAGTCTTGATGAATGTAGGTGGTTTTCTTCCTGTTTTATAATTCCACTCACCTATAACATTACCGCACCCGCAAGCGCAAAAATCATTTATTAGAACCTTCTTTGTCATCTGTCCATATCCCCTTCACATCCGATATGGCTTGATTATATCCCATGCTGTAACCATGCAGAAAGGCGGAATTAAATACCTTTGCGTTTGTTGCTCTCGCCTGTTCCCTCGCTGCTTTGCTTTTCCTGCCGACGCCTATTTGCTTTTTCTGCCTGTTTTGCATACTTAGCCGCCTCTCTATTGGCTTGGGTGAGCCTATCTAGGTCTACCCATCCAACTTTACTATCTTTAGTCATAAGCGTTAGTTTCGGCCAGCCTTGGGCCGCTGCAAGGTAGTCATACATCTTGCGCTTGATTAGGAAATCTTTGCTAGAAAACCCTTTGACGTCAACTATCTGCCTGTCTCCCGCTGCGTATGTAACGTCGAAGTCTGCGATATACTGAATAGCTTGTATGATCTTTCCGTCTTTCTCGTAAGGCGGTTGAAGGGTGAACTTAGGTTGTAAGGTGAATTTCTTAACGATCCCGGCGCGCTGCATCTGTAAAAGGTATCCGTAGTAGTCCGCTTCCGCTTGGCTATCGAATTTTATTCCATCGACCGTCGTCTTCCGGGCACCGTATTTGTGTATCTTTTTGGTTTCCTTCACGTATCCTTTGTAATCGCAAGCCTTACAACCGCTTATGCATTGGCTGCATGGCTCGATTCCTAGCAAAGCCTCTACCCCGCGCCTCATTGACCTGTATGACCAAAGCCACCCGTCCCGCGCTCTGTGTCGTTTGGTAATTCCTCAACAAATTCAAATGTTAATTCCTCATGTCTAAGCAAAATTGCTTGGGCTATCTTTGCGCCGGGTGGTATTTCGACACCTAACAACCCGGAATTAACCAATATAACGCTGACTTCTCCCCTGTAATCACTATCAATGACACCGCCGATAGCGTGAACTCCCAACTTACTAGCCAATCCCGATCTACTTTCGATCTTCCAATACGTACCTTTGGGCAACGCAACACTTACACCTGTTTTGAATTTTTTGCGGCCTCCGCCTGCAATGTATACCGTTTCTGCCTCGTTGTTGTATAGATCCCACCCTGCTGCTTGTTCTGACCCTCTCAATGGCATTTGCGCGCCATCTTCTAATTTGATTATGATATTCATTGTTTCGCCGCCTTTTCTAATGTTTTTAGTACTTGGTCCGTTGGTATGCCATATCTACGGCTATACCATGTTGCAAATGTGTATTCTTCCATGTCGCTGTATATCGTCCGCATTTCAATGATTGATGCAGCTACGTTGTAATTCGCGCTATACTCCCGCTTGCTGTTGTGGTATCTGTAATCGTTGTCCCTGTTTCTTTTGTACTCCGCCAAGAAAGTCACCTCTTTCTATTGGTACGAATGATACCGATCACGCAAGCAAGTAAAGCGGAACCGAAAATAGTAGTGAATACAAAATACTCTGCGTCGTGCATGTACACATCCCAAAATTCAAGCATTTCAACCCTCCCATTTGAGACCCGGTAAACCATGCCGGACAATTCCCATAGTCATAACGTCTATCTTCTGATGGCATTGGGTGCAGCGTCTAATCATTACCCCGCCTTTGGTGGATAGGTCCAAGTCATTCCCGGCGCAATGTCCACAACGTCCGGGCTGCTCGTTAAGCGGTAACTTGATCGTTGGTATCTGTTCGGGTTCCGGCTCTATGTATGTACCTGCTGCTTTAGCTTCGCTCGCTTCCCGTTGCCTTGCTGCTGCTGCTCCCCAACCCTTTATAGCCATTTGAACACCGACAGGACCAACGACACAAACCCATACCACGCGCAAAACCCTATAAAGGCCACCCCGGCCCACCTAAGAACGACTAGCATCCTCTTGGCTCCCTTCGTAATCTTCCAGCGTCATTTGTCCATCGTCTAGCGGCTCCCACTCTTCCACACTTAACGCCTCCTTAACCGTTTCATTTGGGATTTATATTTACGATGTTGCAGCTTGTCCGGCTTTGTTTTTTTGGGTTTAAAAATCCTCATGAGAAGCTCATGCGAAAGCATGGATTTTCCGTTAGCCCTCGAAAGAGTAATGAACACGCCGCCCGCTGGTATCGCGTGTGACTCGTCGATGATAGTTGTATGCGGTCTGTAACCATCGATATTAGGCTTTGCAATCACTTCTGACTCTCTTTGTTGCTTCCTATTCCATAATTGATTTATGAGGCGTTTAAGGGCGTCAAACGACGTTACCAACATTTATCTTTTCTCCTTTCCGTAGAAGGGGTCAAAGTGAACGTTTACCGTTGTGTTGATTCCGGGTTCTGAGTTATCCCTGTTATCCCCAACTTTATCCCCGGTTGGCTTTTTCTTCATGTCCTGCATAAGATCCTTCATCTTTGGGCATGTTCCGTGATGCTGCCTACCTCCGCAAAATGTACACCGCATTCTATCAGCTCCTTTTAATGGGTTATGCCTCCGGGGAAATCGTCCGGGAAAGTTTCCAACAGCGCGGTAATGATCTTATCTCGATCCCGCTTGGCTCCCTTGCCCGTAATTGTAACCCGGTTGCGTTTGACGCTTGGGTGTCCTGCTTGATAGTCCGTGTGGTTATGCTTCATGATTTCCGCGTCTATGTTCGGTCCTATGACCCTATACCATAGCCGACCTACTTTGGCCGCCTCCATACCTACAGCTCCTTACCCCAAATGAAATTGCCTTTACCCTTGCCCGTCTTGCTAAGTACACCCTTCAACGTTAGATCCAATATCAGCAGCATGCAGTCACCCGGTTTTCGTTTGAATCTGTCGGCCAGTATGCGGGCGGTTTCTTCTTCGTCTGTCTCCAACTTCTTTAAGTCGATGTAATAGACGATGAATAACCTAACCTCCGCTTCGTCCCAAAAGTAATCGAACTGCGAGCCAGCAATATAAAGGTTTGTCTTAGCTTGTAAGGCTTCTTCCTGTAGCTTCTTAGCTGCTGCGAACTTCTCCCGCCTGCGTTGTAACCGGGTGGCGTCCATCTTCTTTCTATGTTCTTTGATCCAAGCCCGGCATACCTCAACATCTGCCGACCACAACCACCCCGTACCTCCCTTTCGTTTTACCTTCGTTGCGGGCATTCCTTCACCGATGAAGGTGTTTATCGTCCTAACCGATATGTCTAACGCCTTGGCTAGTTCACTTAAAACAATCATTTCGGCCCTCCCTCGTCTTTCTTGAATTTCTCCGCCATTGCTTTAAACTTCTCTATCTGCTCCGGCGTGTATTGTGGATCTTCTTTCGGTCCATCCGGTGCAATGGGTAACGATTGCTTGCCGCTGTACCCTTTACCACTGCGGCCGTTATTCCCCTGCTTACCTGCTGCCTGTTGCTGTCGCGCTGCTTTGAACTCCGCTATAGCTGCTTCTGCCTGTTCCAGCGTTCTCACGCCACTGTCATACCAGTTAACCAACGTCTTGTTTACATATGACCATGTTTTGCTGTCATTCTCGACGCCTATCTCCATTGCTTTAACGATTACTGATTCCGGCATTGTTTCAGCCCAATCGTTAATTTTGGTTACGATGTGCGGGGGGACGTTCCAAGTAAAGTTTTTGGAATAGAATTGAACGGCTAATGATTTTTCTAATCCGGGTAAAGGTAACGGATCAAAGAAATCATCCTCACCACTTTCTATTTCTTCTGTTTTTAATTCTTCTACATTCTTAATACCTTCTTTAACATTCTTGTTTGTGGTCATTTGTTGGTCATTTGTTGGTCTTTTGTTGGTCTTTTGTTGGTCATTTTGATGGTCATTTTCTGAACCATCCAACTGATAATCCCGCCATTTAGCTATAGTTACGACGCTAAATTTGTTGGTCTTTTCAATGGTCAAATATTCGCCTTTTTCGAGCAATTCCAACCAACGATAAACCGTTTTATCTCCTTTCACCTTTTCGGCGTTTTTAAGCCCCCGATTAAACATTTCCGTTATGTCGTAACGACCTGTCACAAACTGCCCGGCCTCTAGCCTAACCGTCTGCTTGCCTATTACTTGGTCGCGTCCTGTGTGGGTCGCTTCTGTCAAACAAATGAGCCATAAGCGCAAAAGCTGCATGTCATTGAATATGGGGTTGTCTCTGATTTTACGATGTAGTTTTATCCAACCGCCGCCCATGCTTATTGCCGCCCTTTCATCCAAGCTCTTACTTCTTCTTCGTCAAAGCGGAACGTGATGCCCACTCTATAATGCGGCATTCCGTCTTTTACCCAACGTCTGATAGTCTGATCCGATACGTTCAACAATTCGGATAACTGTTTGATTTTCAACAAGATTGCTCACCTCCTTGCTTGTACACAGAATAACACGAATGATTAAGTTTGTATAGGTGTTTTAGGAATATTTTTTATCATAGTTGGATATGATAGTAAGTTAGGCACTTGAGCCGGAGATAGGTAATAAAAAAGCCACCCATTAAGGGCGGCTAATGATCAATCGTTTTTACTTCTTACTGCATCAATAAGCTTATCATTACGTTTATCAGACTTATGTGACGATACCACTATAAGAGCGTGTATTATGCCGGGTATCCACCCAAGCAAGCAAAGCACGATATTAAGTATGAACTGAATAGGCTTACCACAAAACAAAACGGCCAACGGTGGAAGCAGCAAAGCAAGGAAATAACGCATTCTCGAACACTCCCTTTAAGGTTATTAGTTTAGTGTATGTAATAGTGCTAGTTTAGTTGTCATAGAAAGCCCGGTTTATTTCCGGGCTGTGCAATTCCACATTTCAGAATCATTATTACAAGTTTGGTTTTCGGGGCAACCTTCGCAAATTTCACTCATGGCATTGATCCTCTTTCGATGTATCAAGAATGCCAACAACCAACAAACCGCCCTCATCGTCTTCTTCGACCTTCACAATGTAGTCACTCGGTTCCATTACATTAAAAGGGATGTTGCGCCAATCGTGAAATAAAACGGCGTTACCTATATCATCAGAAAAACAATCATCATCGAAAAATTCCTGCATGTATTCCTCTTGGTCATTCTTTTTCTGCGCTATCGCATATTTCAAATTAAAACCTCCCTTCGATAAGTGCATAAAACTCATGTTTTGCGCACTTTTATTCCCCGTCGAAAAACAGTTTCTTTATTTTCGACTCCCAAACCGCTTTTGCATCATCCTGCCCTATGTGGTATGCGACATTCAAAGCATCAGCAATGCTTTGCGCTGTATGCTCTGTGAAGGTTTTTCCGTTCAAAACATCTTTATCAGTAAACCCAACAACAACGGAATACCAACCTTCGGACAAATATTTTATATTGTAATACATGTTTCACCCTCCTTCGATAAGTGCGCAAAATCCATACTTGGCGTACTTATTATCTGTGCGTTTTAATGCATGTAGGACATAACCAGCCGCGCGACTTTGTATTCTTCCACCCAAGGTGGTTTTTAAAAAACTTTCCAGCGTCAGAAACCTTTTCGTAGTCTGATGTCTGGTGCCAATGCCCGCACACCCCACACCACACCGTAAATTGTTTTGTTATGTGCCCTTTCAAACCATCGCCTCCCATAAGTGCGCAAAATTCGCGTTTTGCGCTATTCTTCTTGAACAACTACGATAGCGCCATAAACAACTGTCCGTTTTCCGTTTAGATCGAATAATACTTTGTTGCCTGCTTCGTTTGTCTCGACATCAAGCTTGCCTTTGTAAGACTTCAACAAATGCCCGTAATCGTCGTATACCTCAACGGTACGCGTTAACCCTCCGGCGCGTTCGGAGTGGTAAGACTTTATCCCTCTTTGGCCAGACGACGTGTTATATTGCGCCCAACAAAGCCATGCGCCTAATGCAACGAATAAAATAATCGATAGTAGGCCGATTGTCGCCCCAAAAGCATTTAGCTCATCTTCTGAATTGAAGTAAATAAGAACACCAACAACGATAGCTGCAACAATAAAACAAATGATACCCGATACTAAATAACCCACATTCAACGCCTCCTATTTGTTTTCGTAATAAGCAAGCAATTCAGCCCGCTTTTGTATCTTCCACTCTCTCCCGGCTGCGGTGTTATCACAAAAATCATGGCATCCACCTTTGCCATCTCGTCCACCCATGCCATGCGTACCGCATAAGTTAACAATATTGGCTGGATCTCCGCCGCTACCCATAGCAGACGCGTTTGCAAGATGTGCCTTAGTCAAATCCCTTGCATATCCGCAACGTTCGCATACGGGGCAATCTGTGCCGTTTAAAAGCATAGACCGTTCGTTTACTTCATCCCTTACAGCCTGTGTGATTCTCGTCAAGTTGCCCCGCTTTGGTTTGTTCCTGCCGTGGTTCGGCTTCGGCGCTGCTGGCATTGATTTTCCCACTCCCTCCGCATTCCTCGCATTCCTCGAACTCGGGGCTAAAATCGCCCCGAATATCGATGCCTTTAACCCAACGCCCGCACTTACCGTTACAATTGGTACACTTTTCCATTAGAACGGAAGATCATTTTCTGAGATATCCACCGGGCGACCATCATCCGCGAATGGATCGGGTTGCTGTCGTCTGTCGTTGTTTTGTTGGTTCTGCTGCCCCTGTTGCTCCGGCGCTTTCTCCAAGAAGCGAACGTTATCCGCTATGATTTCCGTGACGTATACCCGTTTCCCTTCGTTGTTCTCGTAATTTCGGACCTGTATCCGACCTTCAACAGCCGTGAGGCGACCTTTACGAAGGTAGTTGGCGCACGTCTCTGCAAGCTGCCGCCAAACCACGATAGGTATAAAGTCGGCTTCGCGTTGTTGATTCTCTCCGCTCGTAAACGGACGATCTACGGCCAGTGTGAATTGCGCCACTGCTGCACCTGCGGGGGTATAACGTAATTCCGGGTCTCTTGTGAGTCGGCCAATAAGGATTACTCTATTTAGCAATGTATATCTCCCTCTTTTCTGTTTCTGTTGGTTTAATTTCGATACATACGTTATTACAGCCATCTAAATATACATCGATAATGTTAATGTCTGTTACTCCGTCAACCTCAACAACAACATTGCGGAATCCACAATCCATAAAAGTCTCCGTCGTTACTAGTTCTTTGATCCAATCAGGCGGATAACCGGAACTACATGATTCAATAAGTTTAAGAATCAGTTCTTTCGCCTTCATTCGCTTCTGCCCCCGTTTCATTCGGCTCTTTCGCTGCTGCTGCTTCCTTTGCCTTTTCTTTATTACCGATCCATTCCACCAAGTATGCAATAGCTGTATCTGCTTCATCGGTTTTAAGCGCTTCAATCATCTTTTCATGAGTGGCAGTCCGAATCTTTTTGGCCCATTCCTGCAATTCCGGCCGGGCGAATAAACTATTGAAGATTGCTGTATTAGCTGCTTTTTTGCCTGCTTTGGTATTGAACGCCGCCAAGGTTAACAAATGAACTTTGAATTGCCCAACCTGTTCCGGTGTGATGGAGTCTCCTGTAATGACTGGCTCAACCTCTTTAGGTTCATTCGATTCTGCAACCTTTGTAAGAACCGTAGCAATAACGTCTCCCGAAAACTTGACCTTATCTACTTCAAGAGTGGTTTCCGCTTTATCCGCTTTGGGCTGCTTCGACGTTTCCGGGTCTGTGTCTCCTTGTGAGGCTAAGAAGTTACGCAAAAGGTAGTATTTCGAGCCGCCTGTATATCCTTTATAAATGCCTTTTTCGTTATAATCAAACCCGGTGCCGATCCATTGCTTTACCTCGAAGTATCCCGTATCAACGTCAGTCCACGTGATATTAAGCAACACTTCTGTAACAGGGGATTTCTCTCTTGTCCGGTGATGGACGTATTCGATATCAAATCCAAGGCCAGCGGTAACAAGCAGCTTGCGGAACGCGTTGTTAATGTCCGCCTCTTTAGCGAACCAATAACCTTCTTCCTCGTTGTATCCGGTCTTTTCGATTGTTTCAAGCCCCGCCATAACCTCTAGGCGCTTCTTAGCCAGCTTTGCCCGTAGTTCAAACCATGTACGGTAATCCATGCCGAACGGCGGTTCTGTTACTGCTTTATGTTGAAACCCGTATTCATTGTACATACTTATACGCCCCTTTTGATTGTTACTTTATCCGGCTGCTCTGCTACTGTGATACCCGGTACAACATCAACGCCATGAACGACAACGGCGGGTCTGAACTCAATGGATGTAACAACCTCGCCCGTAGCCAGCTCGACGACTTCCGTGCCTTGTAAGCGGTACTGCATCCCAACAACCCCTTCGTCCGTAACTTCCGCAACGTCCACAACTTTGTTATAAAGAACAAATACGTTTTGTTTTATCTCTAATGCTTTTTTGATCTTGGCTTTATCGGCAATACCGACGGTTGTAACCGTCTTGACGTGTTCCTTCAATTCCTCTACAGCTTCTAAGTATTTGATAACCTTCGCTTCGTCGTCGTATTTCCACTCAATCGGCATTTTGCGAAGGGCAATAGATCCATACGGCGTTGTTTGGCCTTTGTAATTGTCGTCCGCTTCTTTGCTACGTCTAACCCAATCCAATACCAACATCTCGAAGAAATCAATATGAGCCTGCGGGTTCTTGGCCGCTTTCGCTTCCCATTCGGTTATCCGGTTCATTTCGTTATTCGCAAGCTGCTTGATCTCCATCAACTTAGTGTTATAAGCGTCGATCATGCGGAACGTCCAATTGAGCTGACCCAAGTTTTCGATTTTGAAACGGTAATTTGTAGCTTCGTCGATTTCGCCAGTATCCAAAGTGATTCCACCATCGTCAACGCCTAAAATTTCGTACAGTCTTTCTAATTCTTCCGTATCAAGCAATTGCAACGCGTTCATATTAACGACCTCCGATTATTTAGTTATTTCTGAAAATGCTGTGTAAGCTGCTCTAATGGATGATTCCACAAAGGCGGTCATGTTTGTACCGTTAGCGTTGGCCATTTCTTTTAACATCACCTTCACCGCTGGATCAACATCCAAGGCCAACCGGGTTGTTGATGCTGTTCTAATCGCTGGCCGTCCAACTGGCTTTTTCAATTCGTTCACCTCCTTGTCCTCTATAATAAATGGACGTACATATATTGTCAACAGTTAATTTATTATTATATACACCCAAGGTTATCTTTATGCCAAAGCAAAAAAACGCCGCACCTAAGGCCAGTAGGTACGGCGTTCTCATAGCGAATACTATTTACGTGCCGGGCCAGTCAAACCCGGTAAAAACATTGTATCACAATTTCAAGGATTTGACATCCTTTGAGATAATCATTTCCATGCTTTCGGCTCCGCTTTTGATCGTCTCCGGCAATTGAGTGGATATAACGATAACGCGCGGGTGGAATGGTTTATCCTTTAGGATCTGGAATGCTGCTGTGTTGAAATCGGGGCTTGCGTTGAATTTGCGGAATACATCCCACTTCTCCGCCCATCGCTTTGACGTGAGCGGACTGTCTTGATGTTCAAGGAAATAGGCGCGGTTTTTTCCGTCGATCTTGATCCAAAAGTACGCGTCCGGGGAATATACATACGACTTGCCACCTGACTTGAATGGGTAGCGGGGTTCAACCACCCATTTCGTTACCGCGCCTATCTTGGACAGTACCATGAAATCGTCCGTAATTGACAGCCAGTGTTCTATTTTTCCGCTCGTAAAACTAACGGGTCGGGTAGTTACCCCCATTCGTTCCCGACCGCGCTTAGTGAGCCGCCAAACCTTCGGCAAGCCGATGGCGCGCGACTTACCCTCAATAAGCTTTTCATCCTCTAGCATCCGTAAATGTTCGCTTGCCCTCTTAGCCGGGCTACCACTCGAACGGAACGTCATTGCTGCCTGCGTCGTCGAGATTATCGGGCAACGCGTCAACATCAATAAAATTTGTTCTTTCTTCTGAGCTTCCTTTGTCTTTCCCGCTGTAATCGACACTGTAGCCCTCCTTCACATATGGAGCCAATACTTTATCCCAAACAGCGTCTTCGCCGACATATGGGATTTGAAATATAACGTTCTTCGTTTTGGTGATAATCGCCCGGCCCTTTTTATCATGAGGCAAAAGCTCCGCCCCGCTTGTTTGCAGAATTACTTCCGAGTTAGTTTGAGTTTTGCACCTAAGGGCTATAGATACATCTGAATTTTGTTTAACCTGAGGATGGATAACATTCGCGTCCGGGCGTTGTGTGCTGGTGATTAAACTAAGTCCAGCTTCACGCCCTGTGCAGGCTATTTTCGCCATGTCTGAACTGATCATTTCGGCAAGCGCTCTGGCTTTTTTGTCGCTCTGTAATTTAGGCGAAAGAACTGCTGCTTCATCAATCAGAACGATGCGCCATGGGAACCCTTTGGCCGCTTCCCTGTTGCCTGTTTCCCATACCTTTACGGCGCGTTCTTCCATCTCTTCCCGTGCTTCCCTCATAACCTTCTCTGCATCTTCAAGGTTTCGGGCTATCGTCCGTATATGGGGGATACTTTTGAATGGTAAGAAGCTGAATCCTTTGCCGTCTATGATATCGATCCACAATTCATTCGGCGTAAAGCGTGAAATGAGTTGTAGCAAAATGAATCTAATCAGATCCGTTTTTCCATAACCTGTGGTTCCCCCGATGAGTATGTGAGGGTTTTTGAAATCATGTGTAATCTTCTGCTCCGCGATATCATAACCCAACAAAACCTCACGCCATTTTGCTGCAGTAAGCATCGACGATTTAAAAGGGATTAGCAGCGGGAAATCATGTAATGAAATCTTGATAACGACAGCTCCAAAGCGGTCGATGATTTCAATCGGGCATCCACATGCGGCGGCTATGCTGTCGGTTTCCTGCATCAGATCCAAAGCTGAGTATCCGACGGGGCAATAATAAGCGATTTCTACGCAATGTTTATCAGCGCGGGCGTCGATATATTTCCATGGTTGAGCAGTGATAACTTTCCCGGTTATGTCCGTAGTCTTGCGGGATGGGCAACGCCTCCGCATTACTTCCTCAATCGCGTATCTAAAATCCATGTACATTCCTCCTAAAACAATGATGGAAAAAGGTAATCGGCTAACTGGCTGGAAAATGCGGCTAACCATTTAAAAAGAACAACAGCGGCTATAGCGCCAACACCAATAACAATAAGCGCCTTTTCAGTGGGAGTGATCCTCGTTTCTTTCGCTCCCGGCACAGGCTCATTAGAATCGAAATTAAATTTCATGACGTCATCCCCATTAGGTCGTGTAGGTGATTGGCTAACATGTGTAAATCAAATACGTGAGTTTTGATCTGAGCATACAGCGCAACGTTACGGGAGTGGATATCAGCTACCAGCGTTTCATTGAAAACCTGCTGCGCGTCGTGATGGCGCGAGATACCCAAGAATTGCGGGATATGCTGATTGTCACCGAATAAGAATGTATCCAAGCGGGTATGCGTGATGTTTGACCATGAACGATCATCTTCTGGTACGGGAACACCATTAATCTTGAGTAACATCTTCGCTCACCTCCATAGCAGGTTGATCGTCTTCGAGACCCTTAATCGTTTTCTCAAGCAACTTGATTGCAGCTTTCGCGCGGCTTGCTTCACGTTCCATAGTGGAAAGGTGTTCCCGGTATTGCTTTAGGTCTGCTCTAAGTCGAGCTGCTGTTTCGTTGTACATGCCGATCCAGCTCCTTCTCTGTGGGTTATGGTCTAGTGTATGGGCGTAGGGTGGATTTGATTCCACCGAATCCGCCGTATAGCATGTACTTTTTGGGGTGGATTTGACAGGAGGATATTGATCCGCCCGAAAAACATAGGCAGGAGAAGGGGTGGACAAACATAAACAACCCCCTCATGCAAGAGGGGGTAAAATGGGAAGCCAAGAAGATAGGAGGGGAAGGGAGAAAGGGAGAACGAAGGAAATGAAACCCCAAATACGTAAACCCGACTTGGTGCAGCTATCAAGCATCAAGTGACTGAACCACCCAACAAACAGACCACCGCCCCAATATGGATTATAGAGAGCCAACGCCCCGCAGACAGGGACAGCCACCCATATACGATGCGTGTATGTTCTATGCTTCATCCAGATATAAAGTGGCAGGAACCTTGAAGCGATCGACCCTCTAATATCTGCATCCGGCAACAATGAGCCGATGATAACAAAGATGGGGTTAACGTATAGATTCCCCGTAAGCAGCATCAACCACAACAACAGTGAAAAACCCCAATGAACTTTGCTGTTCGGGACACTCACAACCCTTCTGTATGGACTAACATTCATCATGTATCAATCCGGTTAAATTAATACGTTGGCACAAATAAAAAAAGGCAGCCGATTGGCTACCCACGATCCTTCACTAAGTCCCGCAATTGCTCATACTTTTCAACAGCGAACAACGGGTATAACGCCGACGTCCGTTTTGTCTCCGCTACGATGCCAACCATAGGCCACGGAAATTCCTTATCACGCTTCTTCCAGTTCTGTACGTCTTGTTTGTCTACTCCCCAACGGTTAGCCATGCTTTGCAGAGTATGCAGCGGAAATATGCGCCGTCTTTCCAGTTCATCGAATAATACTTTTGTATCCATTGGCTCTGTCATGCTTAACCCTCCATTTTGATAATGATGTAATTTTTAGCGTAGGACGAAAAGCTTACCGGGGAATCTCCAAGTTTTAAAAATGTCTGCTTCTCACGGTATATCTTATCCACCTGTTTAGCCGCCGCCCGGCGCACTTCGTCAATCATCCGTGGATCTAAATCCAATGTAGCCGGGTAAACGTAAGAACCAACTACACCGCGCTTACCGTTCTTATCCGTGAAGCTGTATATTCTTTTCACGTTCAACGCCTCCAATGATTCTGTTTTAATTTACCTGTCCATAGGATATAATAACCTTGCTACCCGGAACCTCAACGCCTCCGTGTGGTAAAATATTTCGACCTCCTTTTGCCCGTGGGTTTAACGCCCCTGCGGGCTTTTAATTTACCCAAATACATTAACCGTTGCGGCAGCCAGCCAAATAACGCCGAATACTAAAGCTGTTGCAATTGGAGCTAAGATAATAATTTTAACTGCGTCTGATTTTGTGATTTCATTTTGCATACTATTCCCTCCCTTTCCCACTATAAACGCTGTATAGGTTGGCTTATAATTAACTCATAACCTGTTTTTCTCTAGCTCTAAAGCTGGATTAATGCCCGGTGCTAACTCAACCCTAGCGCTGGGCGTTTTTTTATTCCGGCTTCCACTCAATCCCGGTTTCCCGTTTAACAATCCTAGCAGCGCGGGCAATGTAATGCTTTTGGTTGACTAACGATAGGTCTTCGAACATATCCCAAAGCATTTCATTCAACATCAGATCCCCGCCAATGTCCGCAATCTGTTGCAGCTTTTCCCGGTTCTCTTTGTTCATCCTTTTTGTAAAGCTCGTTTTAGCTCCGTTTTGCTTCACTGGTAATTGCTCCATTTATCAACGACTCCGTTCGTTTGATTACTTTGTGTTCATATCCTCACTATACACGTCCATTGATTACTTTGCAATCATTATCTTTTGGATTTGGACAAAAAAATATCCAAGGCGTTTTAAGCCCCGGATAATAGTCGCGTTCCCTCGCGATAACAATATATTACAGTTTGTCGGGTTCTTTGTCTACCTTGCCGAAATAAAAACCCACCGCCATAACAATGACGTTAACGACGATATCAGATGAGAATTTACCGTTCATAGCCATGTATACAAATAGCGCTGCGAACATAAGGGCAATGATCTTCCGAACCTCAATAAGCTGCTCGAATTTTTTTAACATGGCCTTAACCGATCTTTCCAAGCAGTTTGGCGATAATTGCAGCAGCTTCGGCCCGCGTGAGTTCTTTGTCCGGCGCGAAATTTCCGTCTGCACCATTCATGATTCCGGCGTCACTAACTGTCTTAATAGCTCCCGCCGCCCAATGAGAATCGGGTACGTCTTTAAACCCGGATTTATTAGCCATTGGCTTGTCCTCCTTATTGAATAGCGCCACCTCTGCGGCCCGGCGTCTTACCAATCCCGCAAGCACCTTGCCGCCTCCCTTGTTGTATTTCGGGATGGATTCGGCAATCTCCTTTAAGGATCTACCCTTACAAAGAGTTTGCAGGCTACCTTGACCGCAATTAAACGCAAATGATACCAGAGCGTCAAATTGATTCTGTGTAAGGATAGCTGTTAGCGGTACATAAGTTTTATTGTTTACGTATGCTTCGAACTTGGCTAAATCTTTCAATAGCAGCGCGTCGGCTTCTGCCTGCGTAATGGTCGTACCTTCTTTAACGCCGTAACTGCCCCAACCAATAGTATAGAGCGCCTCTGTTGGAATTGGTTTATAAGCCGTCAGCCTGCAACCTTCGAATTTTTTTATTAAATCAACGCCTGCGGAAGATATTTTTCTCAATTATTCAACATCCTTCCACGTTTCGTATTTAACGATCCTTCTTGCTACGGCTGGAGCTGCATTATATCTCCTTCCGATTTCACTTTGAGAAAGACCTTCATGTTCATAAAGTCTTCTCATCTCTCTTACCTGTTCATTTGTGAATCTTGCCCTAGAATGTTTCTCGCCTCTATAATGGACTATCTTTCCTCTACCCTTTTGAACCATATCTTGCGAATTGTCTTTGTAAGTACCGATCCTTAAATGGTCTGGATTAACACAAGGCGGATTGTCGCACTTGTGTAAGATGATCATACCTTTCGGTATTTCTCCGTTAACCATAGTCCAAGCATATCTATGAGCTTTCCAATAAACATATTTACCGCTTGATCTTGTGTTAATCCTACCGTATCCATGATCGTCCTTGCATGCCGTCCAATTCCAACAACCACTATTATTATCCACTTCTATTTTAGAAGTGAATCTTTCGGGCAACTGAACATTAAACATAAATAACGCCTCCTTTTTATTGATTATACAATACAGGTGGGCATTTTTTATGTTTTTAATTTATCTAGCTAATAAAAGTCCAATTGCCCCGGCTACCAAAGCGCCTATGATCGTAGTTGCTGCCCAAAAGATGATTTTATTAATCCCTCTAATTTGCTCCTGCAACCCGGCTATTTGCTCGTCTTTCTTTCGGCGTTCCTCGTCAATTCGGTTATGGGCTGATTTGGTGGATTGCATGGCCTCTATGGCGACGTCTCGAACGTCGCCCATAGAATCCAATTTTGCTTCCATCCGGGCCAAGCCGGAATAAATATCTTTAATCATGTCAAATGATAGAGCTTGTCCATTCTCACCCATGTCCTAGCCCCCTATACCTCCGGGATTACAGGCGGGTTGTTAATATCATAGACTTGTCCGGTAATTTGCTCGTATTGCTCCGGCGTGATTTTCCCTTTCGCAACCACTTGCCATACTTGATAGATGTTCCAAAGCTGCGGCGTGCCGTTGTAATACCCATTGATTAATTCATACCAATTGATTGTAGCCATTTTTAAAAACCTCCTAATATAGTATATTTGTACGCTACCTATTTTACATAGATAGCGCACAATAGTATAGCAAATATTGTCATATTACAGAATGTCGGCCATGATCATAGCAAACATGATAATAGACAGGCTGTTTTTAATGTCTGCTATGTCTTGGACATTTGCAGCAACGGCAGAGCCTAAACTCGTTTGATACTCTAACTTAGCTTCAACAGCGTTTACTGTGTAGGCGTATTTGTCGAGATTGATATAAGTAGCTGTATAATCAGAAGCCGGATCGTATTGAGCTGGGTCAATCGAACCCCTTTCCAATCCGTATGCGAATGAATCCCTTGTACGGCCAAACGGGATAGACACGCCATCTTTATAAACGGCAATAATAGCTGAAACCTTGTTTTTGAAAGTACTTCCCGTTTTTGCGGTATTGTTAAATGTATAAGAGTTCCCATTTACAATCGGCGTAATGACCTCCTGCCACACAACCCCCTCTAGCAGCTCCACTTGATTACCACCGGATTGTAAGGCTATACCACCGCCTCCACTTGTTAAAGCTTCCTCAACAGGGGTAGACAAAACATAATCAAGTTTGTATGGTTTAAACTCTGTTGTTGCAAGCCCTGTTACTGGAACGGTTTGTACGTTTAATTCAACTTCAAGGTCAATGAAATCAGTGAACACTGTTGAAGCTGTTACGCCGTCGGAAGCATCAGCATAGGCAAGAAAGTGAACAAATCCGTTAGTATCAATTAATCCGCCAATGGTCCCACTGCTCGACGTTGTAGCCGTGTATTTTGCTACCGCACTATTCACATTCGTAATATTGAATTGATCCCAAATGCTTCCCGATACTCTCCAACCTGTGAACGTCGCTTTATTACCTGCTGGCCCCGATCCGTATCCATACCAGTTAGCCGCAATCCGCCCGATATTCGCCTTTAACCACGTTACTCTATCCGCTGTCGTAACCGCTGCACCAAATACTGCGCTACCGTACTTACGTAGTACATGCTCGATAAGGTTGAAGGAGAACATTTGTTGAGCGATTTGCGCGTTTGTAGAAACCGTTCCGTTGGCTGTCGTTCCATCCAAATACATTAGGTTGTTGAGACCAGTTTGTGTAACGGAATCCGCTTGTCCAGATGGATTTTGTAATGATCCCCCACTTGTAAACCAAACTTTATTCGGATTCTCAACCACACTACCCGCTACCTTGCCCATAAAGTTAGCCCTTGGACTCTCTATTGCTGTCCAATACTTTGTACCTGTACCGGGATAGGCTGTTCCTAATATACCGTTGTTCATCTTCCAGCCGTTGAAGTAGGCTTTCATGTCCGTCGACGTTGGCGTGAAAGCGTCCGACCAACCTGTGTCGGCGTTACCTACGCTAATCAGCAATGTCGGCCCGCTTGTAAATTTGGATTGATCAATATCGGTGAAGGACGTTGCCGACGCCAATGATGCGGTGAGATTTCCGTTGTATTTCAAGACGCGCGGCAAAAGGTTGGTATTTGACCCCAACAAAACGCCGTTATCCAATCGCATATTTTTATAACCCGTTGCCGCGCTGTGATGAAACCAAGGATGCGAACCTTCAAGCGCTATTCCCGTTACCCACTTCTTATACTTGTACCAAACTCCCTCACGCTCATAGGCTGTATCCCTTACTGTTCCATCTAGGTTAGATGCAAGGTTAGTAGGTAAGTAGATGTAATCAGCGTTGTATGGTTGGAATGGAGTGGCTGTTGAGCCTAGTTCGAGTTGCGGATTCGTGAATGTGAATACGCCTGACGAATTGCTAGACTGAGCGGCAACAGTTATATAACCACCATACGAAGAATCGATAGTAAATGATTGTGGGGAAGAGAATGCCTCTGGTCCTATGTTAGTAGCAGACGCACCAGCTACTCCAACCCCTTTGAAAACAGTAAATCTCGCCGTTGTTATACCTGAAATCGTGAATGTCGTACCTTCCTTAACCGGAATAGATACATAACTGCGTTGCCATGGCGAACTAGAAGTTAATGTTAGGTTATATTGGTCGTTAATGACAGCGTTAGCATGAATGACGTCCCATTGTCCGAATGGCGGTAACAGATTCCGTCCTACCTGTCTAACCGCTACCCCTTGTGTATGCTGTACAGAGTCTATATAAGGGAATTTATCGGCTAGTTTATCACCTGTCCATTCGGGATCGACGTCTATTTTTGCGTATTCGGCTGCTGTGATTTCGAAAACGCTAAATCCGTTTACATTGAAATATCTACCGCCTCCGGCCACAAAGTTAGCTCTCGCATACAATTTAGGGAATGTTGAAATACCAGCCATTTGCGCTGGTGTGGCTTTCGCGTAAAGCTCAACAACTTTTCCAGTTTGATTGTTTGCTGCGCCCGTTGTGGCAACATAGCTAAATGATTGATCTCTTACGCTAAATGTTATATCAGTAACATTATTGTTAATGGCTGACATTCTGAATAGATAGTATTTGCTGTTGTCTAAAACAGGTATGGACATAACTATACCGCCATTTGTAGACGTTGCGTCGGACGTTATTTTTATTGACGGTTTGTTATTAATTTGTGTGGAGTAATCCAGCGAAAGGGCTACCGATGTACCTGTTTGCCCCGACGTACTGTATTTCGATAAATCCAAAGACCTTCCCAACATTCCAAGAAGGTTAACCCGCGTAAGTCCGTAAGCCGTTAACCTTGCCGGGCTAGGATTAGACGTTGTTAGAACATTAACCCCATGTGCTAAGGTAACGGGCATAGACTGTGCATCTGTAGCCATAGCGTGAGCCGCTGCAATACCGTCCTCAATCTTGTTCATGTTGGATGCACTAAGCGCCGTACCTGCTTGGGTAACGGTTCCCGGATCGGGTACGAGCGTTACCCCGCCAGCGGATTCCCCTGTTTTCGTAAAGCGGTTTGGAAATTGAACGTTCTTGTCCGCCCATGTCGTTTTTGTATATGCCATCTATAACGCCCCCCGTACATAAAATTCTAACTTCTCGTATGGCTTGAATATCTTCCCGTCCGGCATGGTTATAACAACGTCCGATTGATAGAGGTGGTCAATTCTCGAAAGCTCACTAGGCCCTAACCAAATGGATGCTTTCCCGGCTGCAGCGTCTTCGATAACACAAGGCTTTGTAAACTCTCCCTCTAGCTGGACTGTAGCCCCCGTTAGATCGATAGGGATTCCGTTTTGATCTTCGATATCAAAGAAATATTGCACGTTTGAACCTTCGACAAAATAATTATCCGGCGTTGTCATGCTTGACCTCCCTATATGAATGTGTTTGTACTGCATACAGAGCCGTAGAGCGGGTCTGTAGACCCCGCGCCCTTGTAGTCGTGCAACCAATAGGAGATAGTCACTATCAAGCCTAGATTAGCCGCGTAGGGGCTTAAAAGCGTTGTTGGGATGGTTACAGATACTTTTCTTTCGATCCGGCTAAGCAGAACGAACGTTTTTTCTGTTCTTATCCTGCATATTAGCCGCTTCATGTCTGCGCCACCTGTACCGTGATGGATATGGTTAAGCTCTGAGAGGCGTTTTTGTTAATCAATGCGTCTGAGCTGATTAATCCGGCGATTCCGGTTAAGCCAATGGAGCGTATAGCCACGTTTGCTTCCGACTCGCTGAACGTCACCGTTTCCGTTACGCTTGTGGCTGTTTTGCTTGTCGTGGTCGGCTTGCTGGTAATTATCCCGGTTAGGGTGGAAGATCCCACCCCCGGTTGTGCGCCTGTAGCCACCGCAATACTATCAAGGTTGTTGCCCAAATAATCGACAACCCCGGCAATTAATCCGCTGTGTATACGTGTGGACATTGGCACACCCTCCTACATAAGATCGTTCATGACTAAAGTAAAGATGATTGCAGCGTTTTGCGTTTCTAAATACTCATTTCGAGATTCTAGCTCTTGTATACGCTGTGCCGGGCTTTTCTCTGAACCCGGTACGTCTTGGTATTGACCATCTACGTTTTTATACCGCATTATTCAAGCGCCCCCGTAAACTCCGTTATAGTCGTATCTTGGCTCGTTGATGTTCTAGTTATATTCGCCTTTAGTGTAACGTTAGCAAATGACGCGCCATTAGGAACGGCATAAGCAAATGTATCTAACGACGTCGATAGGTCTACACCTTCCGTTACCTTTGTCATGGCTGCATAACTTTCCGTCGTTGTGGGTGTAGCTGATATTGTCGCCGTAATCGTCCCGGCAATCGTGGTTAGACGTTTGAAGAAAGCGACTATTCCCCGGATAGGTTTCGTTTGGCTCTTGGCGTTGTGCCTAACGTCCACTTGCAAGACGTCCAAGTTACCGGGCATATAAGCGATAGGGCCAAACCCATTCGTCCACGCAATGTTACCCGCATAGTCTGTGTACATTCGGAATGAGCTCGAACCCATGTTTATGGTTGGTGGTACGTTTCCATTGAATGTAACAATAGTGCTTGTTGTGGTTGTTGTATCCGTCAAATTCCAACGGTACATTTGAGCACTAAATGCAAATGTGTAGAAATATTGATTATCCGGCGAGATCGTCACTCCCTCCATGATGGTTGTTGCCGGAATTGTTTTGTTGAGTGTCCATGTCGTCCCGGTTATTTTGTAAATGTACGCTGACATTTGCGATGTTGACGACGTAACAATAACAACCGCCCATTGTCCATCTTTCGAGAAAGCGAAATCGTTAGGCCCGTAAGTTGTCCCCGTTTGAATAATGCTGGACGATTGACGGGTGAATGTATCACTGACGTTTCTATAAACCCATGTCCAAGTCCCGTTAGATGATGAATAGTTAACTGTTGGCGCCATAATCCATTGTTCATCGTATGACCATACAATCCGTCTAAGTGGGCCTACTGCACTTTGTATGTCAACGGCGCAGACGTTCCCAATTGAATCCCCGGTACGCTTGTACACTCTGAGGAATGTACTTTGATTTCCCGTTGCCATGGAAACATATGTCCCTTTTGGAGAAAATGTTAAAGTTCCGTTAGCTACGCCACCAAAAACAGAAACATCAACCCTTTGGAGAAATTGGTAACTACTATCCCCTATCAGTTTTACGCAAGTTATAAAGTTAGCGTAATTCGATCCAGTACTAGCGGCGTTATGATGAACGATATACAAATACTTAGCGTCGGGACTCAACTTCCAATCCCATGCTGCTGTATTTGTGTTATCAACCGCCTGTAGAATAGACCAAGGGATAAAAATAATCTGTTCGTATTTGTCCCCAAAGCGTTTTTTAATGTTCCATCCGCTGCTGCCGTCCGTCGCCGGGGACTCCAAAATGTATTCTCCATCATAGGACATTCTTCCGTAGTAATTGTATACATTGCCGCCTGATGGGGTTTGCGTCCCGGTTAAGGCTGTACCGGGTATATTCGTTCCTGACGTGTCGAATTGCTGGAATCTTTGGGCGGGTTTGAACTTCATTGCATTCGTTGCCCTTGTCCCCCATGAACGATAAATCAAAGCGCCAATAGAATATGAATTTGTTGTTCCGGGGCTGACTGTGATTGTGTTGTTAACTGGATCGACAGCCGTAACTATACGCCGTTCCCTTGTTGCTTCCGTTGCAGTCGATTGGATTGTTACCTCTTGACCGACAAGGAAACGAGTTGAAAAGTTGTAAAGCAGCGGTATAACTGTTTGACCTGCGCTAATTGCCGCCAATGCGCTGTTATATGTCCGATCCACTTCTAACGCTGAGCCTTTAGGGGTGAACGTACCGACGAAATCATCATAAAAGTAATCAGACGCCCCATCTACCTTGTCTCTCAAAGTGGACGCCATTTTAAGAGTGGCAATCTCACGCTCTGCGGCATGTAACGCCTCATGAGCATCAGATAAACCCGTTTCAATGTTGTTCATATTAGCTGCATTAACTGGTGTCCCAGCTTGTGTAATGGTTCCGGGGCTTTCGACCAATGTAACCGCGCCTGTTGTTTCACCGCTCTTTAAATATCGTCCGGGAAATTGTACGGCCCTGTCTGTCCATGTCGTTTTTGTATATGCCATTTGCGTACCTCCTTTGCGTAATTAAGTAGTTGATCTTTCTTGCCACCAATCTAGTTATTAAATGCTGTTAAGTCAATTGCCGCTTTCATGGCCTGATGTCCTGCCGCGTTAGGGTGAATACCCAAACCGTCGGGAATATGAACCGTCCCGACTTTCCACTTTCCGCTGTTTCGAGCCGTTTCCACTGTATCAGCAACTTCAAAGTACCCAGATAGTGGGGCTGGTTTAGTTCTGATCCAGTTATTTAATTGCACTCTAGCAGCCTCGTTTGGTTTGAGTGACTGATTTGCAACGGTTGCCCAGTTATCAGTGCTATTCGTTACAGGTGTTATGGTTGTCCCGAATACCTTGATACCCCGATTCGCTAACTCGTTGTATATATCCAACAAATTATCACGAACCGTTGCGAACGATAGACCACCGTTAATGTCATTGATCCCATGTTGTACAACCGCATGAGTGAGACCTTTCGTTCTCAAGATCCGATACAGGCGATTAAGCCCCATGAAATGCTCCGCCCGTTCACCACTATGGCAGAGCAGAGCGTACCCGAAAGTAGTATCGATTGCCCTTACAAAGAAGCCGTAATTATCCCCGCCGAAATTAGTATTTCTGGAATTGATATCACCCGCACCGGATATGATACTGTCTCCAATCACCCCAATAGTCGTGACAGGGTTAGTTGTCTTACCAGAGATCCCAATAGGCGTATAACCGTATGCTCCGGTCGCACCGGATTGGTATACTTTCCATTGCACAGTTCCGTCCGTAACGGTCGCGCCGTCGGTTGTGCTGGCTGGTGGGGTTGCTCCGGTTGTGCCTGCCGTTGTTGCTTTGTAAAGGTATTTCCATTCCGCTATTGGTCGTCTCCATTCCCCCACGTTGATAGCAGAGGTAGCGCCCCATAACGCAACGGCCTGCCAATCCCAGATGAATGACGTATCGGTGAGCTTATTCCCGACTACTCCTGATTCCCCGTCGATGTTGCCGAATAGCGCTAGGCCAGCAGGCCAATTCTGACCGGATGTCACACTGACATAGGTACGGATAAAAAACTCCTCCCCTTTAGCGAAATTAAGCCCAATCGGGTCGGATTTGATCATTCCGCCACGTCCAATCTTTACCGACGTTTGCCCGTTGAATGTGAACGGGAGTATGTTTGTTACTCCTGCAATCTTCTTCTCAACCGTTGCGGAAACGGTAATGTCATTGTCACCTACCGAGTCATTACTTCCATAGAAGTTCCCATAATCAACCTGTATATCTGAAAAGGCATAAACGGCGACATGCCGGGATCGGTAGGTAGAATCTAGCTTCCCTGTAAAACCGGAGTTGTCGCTTGTGCCCATTACATACGCTGAGCATCGTGTTGCTACATACGGGCAGTGGTAACGAATATCAGCGTCCTTTTTCCGCAGTTTCCTTGCTTCCTTCGTGGCTTTCAAAGCCACTACTAGCGCTATATCGCTCATTTTCCAACAACCCCCTACGCTTTCGTATTAACAGTATCCGTTAGATTTCCGTTGGCGTCGTAGATGTATTGTGTAGTGACTGTCTGCCCGTTCATCGTTTTTATGCTCGTATCAACGTCACCGTCTGCCGTATAAGTGAATACTGTCGCGCTAATTACGGTACCATCCACAGTCTTTTCCGTGATCGATTGAACAGAATCATCAGAATTGTACGTGTAAGTTTCAGACCCATATTTGCTCACGCCCATAGCAATTGTTATTTCGTCAATCATTTCATGAGCGTCTGCCAACGCCTGCTCTATTTTGTTCATGTTACCTGCGTTGATTGGCGTTCCAACTTTTGTAATTGTTCCCGGATCGTTAACGAGTGTGACGTTTCCGCTGCTCTCTCCCGACTTGACGTATCGGTTAGGGAATTGAACTTCCCTATCTGTCCAACTTGTTTTACTGTATGCCATTCTTACCGCCTCCCTCCTAATAAGTCGTGCCACTGGCTATTGAGCCGCCGTTCAATGGCCCGCTGTCGCCAGTTAAGCGGTAGTTGATGGATACACCAACGTCTAACGTCGTGACGGTAACAAGATCACTGACAAGCGAGAACTTGCCGTCTGTGTATTTGCTTTTGATCGTAAACCCGTAGAACGTATTAGGGGTTAATCCTGTGATTGTCACCGTAGAACCGGATGTAACAACTAGCGACGGGCCACCACTAATATGATACTCAATGACACCGTTCGAAGTCGTCCATGACAAGTAACCACTTGTGTCCGCCGCCGCTACTATCCCACTACCTGCTGCAACCGCATAAATTCCCGGCGTTGTTTCCCATGACAATGTAACGGTTGTATCTGACATACCAATAACCGTTAAACCTGTAGGCGCTGGGATGGTTGGGATTTCTACAGGGGCCGCGTCTGTCGTGAAGTTTATAGTTGGGCTTGCTCCCGACATGTTACCTGCTGCGTCTTTAGCCACTACGTAGAATGAATACAGCGTATTAGGTGTAAGACTCATTACAGTTATGGTTGTGTCTGTTGTTTCCCATAACAGGGAACCACTGTATAACTGATAGGTCTCAATCCCTCTGTAATCGTAAGACGGTGCCCAAGATAATAAAGCGGTTGTTGCTGTCTTGGATATCAAAACTAGCGCTCCCGGCGTTGTCGGCGGAACTGTATCGTTTGTCGTTTGTTCTTCTCCATCAGCCCAATTTGCCCGGATCTTGAACCCGCCAGCGATAACTTCACCACAATACATGGTTGACTTTTGAACACTAACCGCGTAGTCGAAAAGATTTTGTAAATTCTTTTCCCATCGGTTCGGATCTTCGTAATTGAGCCTTACTCCTACACCCCACAATTTTGATGGGAGGTAATTAGGCGGCGTCATAAAGGATGCGCGCAACGTGTCGAGATTTAATTCCATCCTGTTCACGCTGCTTATCGTGTCAACAAATGACTCCGTTCGGTTTGTCACTGCGTTTAGTGTTGGTATACTGTACTGCATTGATTGCATGTAAGCCGCCAAAGCGTTTATATTGGCTTCTACTTGGTTCATCTCTGCATAGTTATAAAAGACCGGGCTTGTCCTTGCTGCTCCGAATGGTACCCACCCTGAGACGGGCATAATATCACCCCTTTTAGTTAGGTATCCCCTTGGCTTCTGTTTGCGCGGATAGATACCCTTGATAGTCTAATGTTTGTTTCGTAATGTAGGCATTCATGTCCGCGCCGTATGTGTTTTCAATCCCGATTGGGTCGCCTAACTCATGAGCGGGATTTCCGCGCCAGTTATTCGCATATTTCGCTCTGTATTTCTTTTGGTTAAGTATCCAAGTGGCGACAGCTTGCGATTGGGCCAGCGTATTAATAAACGTGTTGTTGTTAAGGTTTAAAGTATCACCGAACACAACGTCTGTATCTGTCGCTGTACCTATTGCTGCTGTCGTAAGATTCGTGTAATAGGTTACATCAACCTGCTTCACAATCTTTTCAAGTTCAATCTTAGGTTCTGCGTATACGTTGTCTAGGTCTACACGATCCGACGGGAATGTAATTGAACTCATTCGTTTGAGTGTGATTGTCCCATTGCTGTTTACGAATATGTTACACATTCCGGCAAGCGCGACCATTTGCAGCGCCGTTTTACAATCCACCTTGTTAGCTAGTGAATTGGTCGTTATGGATGCCAACGAATCGTCGATGGAATAGTTTGTTATCCCGCAAATACCAAGGATCTCAATGGCTAAATCCTTTAACGACTTACTAGCCGTGGTTAAGCGCTCGTAAGCGAAGTTACCCATTAAGTCGAGATAAGTCCGGCCTGTGAATGTTGCGGTAATGGAACCTTCTTCACTCACCCATTCCCAAAGCATGTATTTACCGATTTGCAGGTATTCAATCGATCCGTCCGCCAGCTCTAAACCCAATTCGACTGTAACGGGCTGTCGTTGCTGCAAGTACTTGAAGAACCCAACCGGATTAAGGATATTAAATGACCTGTCAACGTTATCGACTGTGAACTTAAACTCCGGCGACGGTATAACACCTGTCGTTAGGTCAAAGTCTTCAACCAAGTTAAAGCTTATCAGCTTGTCTCCGTCGTACATTCTCACTATGCCGAAATCAAATTCCGCAACCCGCGCCCGGCGATTTCCGACGCTCCACTTTTTGATAGTGAAAACGATTTTCTTGTAATTCAAGAACTGCCCGCCAACCTCACATAAAAGCAAAGTGTTGCCGGACACGTCGGAAGAATAAATTAATACGTCCGTAGCGCTGTACACGCTGACATTAAAATCTGTCGCGCATTCTCCGCTTTCGGGGTCAAACATGACTGTAAGCCCGGCGCTTGAATGGAGTGTTCCGAAAGTGAACGTTATTGTCGGGTATAGAAGGAAATCGCCGCTTGCGTTGCATACTTCCGCGCTCGTATACCCTACTTCTCCGTTGTTGGCCGTCACTTCATCAGGGAACGAATAAGATCCATCCAAATACGTTCGATTCGTTTCCCACGTCGCCAGCTTCCGGGTTGTTTTCCTATCGTTGTCGTTTAGCTGCGGTAATGAGCTGATATACGACGCTTGTGTGTTGGCTGTAATCGACGTTACATCGCCTTCCGCTGTGACGTCCGAAATATCTAACGTTACACGGCCTTTGATAGCGCGTGAAGTGAGATATACGGCGTCTTTATATTCTTGCGTGGTCGTTCGCATATTTCACCTCAATTCTGATAAGGTGCCTAGCTTTATGTGCTTCTTAATTCTGTTCATCGGGCCAATACAATTGTATTTATCTTTGAAGGATTGGAAGGTGATGCCATTCAAAACATCTGCCTTCATCTCTTCCGTGACAACTTTTCTGTTGTGATGGTTTAAAGATAAATTTCTTTTGTGGGATTCGGAAAGCTTCATGCCTTTTCGGGCTTCACTGATGTTTTTTCTTTCCTCGTCCGATTTGATGCGGCCTTTTTGTTTAGCGCCAATTTTTCGTTTCTGCTCTTCTGGCAACGGGCCGCGCGGGATTCCTTTTTGCGCTGCGCTAATCTTCCTTCTTGTCTCTTCACTGTGAGGGCCGCGTAGGACGCCTTTTTTTGATTCGCTCAATTTGCGGACGTGTTCGGCGGAAAACTTCCTCCCGAAAAAGTGATGGCTTTCTTTAGCCTTCAACCTTGTTGCGGCCCATCCTTTTTCTTGTGTTTCCTTTGGCATTCCGCGTTTCTTGGCTTTGGCAGAAATGATCTTTCTAACGGAATCATTCCTCACCCTACCGACTGAACCGCCGGAATCTTTGTTGTACCCTTTTTCCTCTGAGTTTGATTTGTGAAAACCTACCCAATGAGATTCCCTATCGTCTCGCGTTTCATTGCCGCAAAGCTCCAAAACAATAAACTCAAATTCTTGTTCACCAAATTTGTTGTAATCGCTTTGAAGATGCTTGTTGTAATGTTTTCCATTCTTTAATAGGCTTTTGTGAACTTTCCATCTCGCTGTTATACTCCCGCTTTGACCAATATACATTTTCCCATTACTTTTGTTGCGTATCGCATAAATTCCGACTTTGTGGTTTTTTATCAACCTAACCACCTCCGTCTCACATCGTAAATGAAGGTGGTTATTTTGTCAAATTTCAATGACATTAAAAGAAATTTCTTTATACCTATAAACCCCGTTGTTATAATCCAGCATAGGGGCTTTGCGATCTCCGGCGTAAAATTCTTTCACTGTGTAGGCGTTCGTTACCGGATACATGTAGCCCACCCAAAAACTTTCAGCCTTAACGGCTTGCAGGATCGTTTTAGCATCTTCTGCCGATAAGAACGCCCACGATAGTTCGATTTTATCCTTTGTCGCTATTCGTTCCTTGATCATTCGGCCGTTTGCGTTCCGGCTTGCTTTGCTTATATCTTGAATACCTACTTCCATACTGGTCGGACTAGGCATATCAACCAAGTTAGAAGAAGATGAACCGATTCGTAATATCTTCACGCCTAGCCCTCCTATCCGTTAGCTATAATCATGGAACCGCCGATCCGTTGACTCTCGCGGGCTGCATATGGATTTGTTACGCGGGCGAATGTAACGCCATCAACTTGGAATACAATGTCCGGCAATTTTGAGGTATTGTTTCCGCTGCTCATTTGAGCAATTGCCATTGCATTAGAAACCGCCGTTGTAATCATCCCCATTAAGTCGCCTAGAGGCGAAACTACTTCTCGCCCGCCGGGGTTGTCCCCGATTGTCGCGACCATTTCCCCATTGGTGATACCACCCTTGGCAAGTTTCGGAATCAACGGGATGTTAAAGCCGCCTATCGTCTTTCCACCAATTTTAGGAACCCAATCCGGGATGCTTATATCAAGTCCATTCACGGCCGTTATAGCTTGATTGATTAAGTCAATCATGAAATTGAACGGGATTTTGATCGTGTTACCCAATGCCGAGAAAATGCTTTCTGCAACGCTTGCTAAGTCTTTCAAGGCTTTTTCCCAATCACCATGGAATACGTCTGTAATAAAGTTCATGAGACCTATAAACGCATCTTTTAAATCTGTGATAAGAGTGCCCATCGTTTTAAACGCTCCGTCGAAAGCCTTAACTAATCCATCACCAACAAATTCAGCAACAGGCTTTAAAACGTTCTTCCATAACCATTCGATCTCGTCTGCCAACTCTGACCAATAAGCTATAAACACATCCCCCAAGAAGTTCCCGAACGGTTTCAACACATCGTTCCAAAGAACGCCGAATACCGCGCTTAACGCCTCAACTGCCGGGCCTAACATTTCTTTAAGGGCTGCCCCTAATGGGACTAACACGTTTTGCCAAAACGATTTAGCGACCTCCGAAACTTTCTCGAAAGCAACTTTTAAAACATCAATCAAAACTTTGCCGATTGGCACTAATGCCTCGTCGTAAAGCGTTTTGCAGAAACTACCGAAAGGTACAAGGACGTTTTTCCAAAGCCATCTAGCGGCTTCGCCCAAACCGTCCCAAGCTGCTACAAACACAGTCCCTAACCATTTGCCCAAAGGAACTAACACGTCATTCCAAAGCCATTTTGCAGCTTCTCCAATGGCGCGGAATATGCCATCAACTACGCCCCGGAACGTTTCGTTAGTCTGATAAAAATACACGATTGCAGCGACTATAGCAGCAACGGCAACGACAATTGCAACAATCCACCAGCTCACGCCCGCCAACATAATACCCAAACCAGCCGCACCCGCTCGCAAGGCGTTGAATCCTGCCGCTATGCCTGCTGTAATAGCCGACCAATTGGAGACGATAGCCCCAACGGCAAGACCTGCTGCAATGCCCGCCATGATGGATACGATAATTTCCTTCTTGTCTTTTAAAAAGGTCGTGAAGTTTGTGAATACCTCGCGGATTTTATCCGCTATAGCCTTAATTTTTGGCGGGATAGGATCTAATGCTGACATGTCACCAACATCACCTAATGAAACGCCGCCACCCGTAGCAGCAGCGTCACCCGCTCCGGCTCCTGCTCCGGCGTCTGCGGCCGAACTCGCAAGCGTATTGACCTCATCGAACCCAGCAACGCTTTTTGCTGCTTCCTTCGCTGCCTTGCCTGCCTTGTCCGCTTGATCCGCTGCGTTGGAATAGGAATCACCCAACCCATCGACAGCCGTCGTTTGAGCGCCTACACCGCCATTCCCCGCCGCTATATTCGCTTTCGGGAATAACGCCCGCATAAGTTGAGCGACGCGCAGGAATGCCCATTCTGCGGCTCTAGCAAGCTTCGTTAAAATTGGAAGGGCGATATTAAGGAATGGCAGGAACGCTTTGCCGATTGCTAGTCTCACGTCACCCAGGGCGGCTGTGAAATTACCTTTCAGTAGCGCGGTGTTCTGCGTGATTTTATCGCCAAAGTTGCTGTTAACAGAATCCATTATGTGATAGTAAAGGATTGTCTTTTGCATCTGAGAACTTAAGTCAGACCAAGGGGCATTGTTCGCTAACATCTTGTATGCTTTTGACTGCTGGATAGCAGACACACGGACGTTAACGCCAAGCTCATCCGCTCCATCCGCCTCGCCGTTCATGGCTGAACGCATCCGATCCGATATCTCAACTTGTGACATACCCGTCTTACTTCTGATGATTGCAGCGGCTTTCATAAGGCTTGTTGTCTTGTTAAAAAGGTCTTGTTGATCCGTGGCTATGTCTTTCAGTCGTAAAGAAAAGTTGTTAGCCATTTCGGCGGCTGTAAGCTTGGAAAATCCCATAGCGCCGCCTACGGTGTTTTGCCATTTGATGAAATCATTCATGCTGCTGCCTAGGGTTTGACTAAGCGTTCCCATGAGTGCTTCAAACTTAATGGCGTCGTTTCCTGCGTCCTTTAGAAAATCAATGGCTTGAAATCCTATAAAGGCGGCCGCTAGTTTTTTTAAAGAACTTGATATGGAGCTTTTGAAGTTGTCCATATCTTTCTTGGCCTTGTCCATTGACCGTTTGAGGGCGCTAAAATCTCCCCCGGCACGGACGACTAGGTTTTTAACCGCTGGCATGTTGCACCCCCTTTATTCTTCTGATCCTCCAAAAGCGGCGTTTAAGCGTTTGACAACCTCATACATATCGTCGGCCGTCTGCGGTTCTTGTTTCTTTTGGATGCTTTTTGATAAGTACTTTTCAAGATGCTTGTTGCCTAACGCCTTCTCGCGTTCGAATATGGCAGCGATCCAAGCTATTGTTACTTTTTCGTCCCAATCATCGGCGTTTTGCTTTCTCTTGGCGTCAATGACTGTAAATAATTCAAAGGGTGTTAGCTCCCAAAACTCTAACGGACTGATACCAGCGATAACCCCGGCTTCTAAAGCCTCAATTACGTCGAAGTCGCCGCCGTCTCCGTCTGAGTCGCTGGAATCTCCTTTTTTCCTTCCTTACCGCCGTCAAAAGCTCTGCTGAATGCTTCGCCCATAACCTCTGCTGCATCCGTCATATTCGAATGATCGTCGATAAGATCAATAACGGAATCCGGTGTCAATGATTCATCTTCGTGAACCAATCCAGCCCATAGCATGACAGACAGTTCTTCAATCGAAAGATTGTCCATATCTAACTTCATGATTGGCTTGCCTGTCATTTTCTCAATGCGTTTCAAGGCTTTCATGCCATATCTGAAATTCCTAACCTTGTCCAACTGAATAGGTGTATACATTTCGAATCGCTCCTTTTGTTTGACCATTAAAAAAGGGGCAAAACGTCAATTCTGCCCCTACTGTTATTAAGCCGTTCTATTGCCGACAACTGTGTAAGATTTGGCCACTTTGCCTGTCTCGTTGTAAATGATCGTGAGTTTCTTCGTGCCAACAGCAGAGAACGTAATAACGTTCGAAGCCCCGGCGCTTGTGATGCCTTTTTGGTAAATAACATCATCCACATACAGGTCGAACGTTGCACCCGCAAGGGTAGGTGTGATTGTAAGGTTTGTACCAGTGAAGGAATAAGAATATGAGTACGTAGCGCCCGCGAATGCAGGAGCCAGCGCGCCAGCCGTACCAGTAAGCGCCAAGGCTGTAAGGTTAGCTGATGCCGTTGTTGCAAAGTTCGGCTTTCCAGAAACTTTGATTGTTGCGCTAAAGGAAATCAGATCCTCTAGCTGTACGCCAGTCTCAAACGCTGTGACTACGCCGCCAAACGTCCAAGATGCGCCCATAGCGGACGGGAATAGGATTTGATAAGTATCAGTACTACCAACGTCGAAAGCTGCGTATACGGCTGTTTGGCCTGTGTCGCTGGCATTAAGGAAACCTTCAATCGCTACCTCTCCGCCGTCTTTGAATCCGGTTTGGAAAGTGCGATAGCCACCTTGGCTGTCTAGTGCTGTGCTGTCTATAGTGTCGGCCGATAGTTTAAGGCCGTCGATGCTTGTTAATTCTGCGATTGCAACAGCACCGATTTTGATTACTGTACCAACTGAACGTTGAGCCAATGAGAAAACCCCCTCGAATTATAGGTGTATTACAAAATCAATTACCGCCCTGTATTCCCCTGTCTTGCTGTCTATTGATTCATCGGGCTGATCGTCTAAATATGCTTCCGTTACAAACACTTTGGACGATCCTCCAATTTCCCGCTGCGTGAATGAGTTGATCTTGTTAACTACTAAGTCCAACGCATCATGCAAGGCGGAATAAGTAGCGCACACAATCAACAATTCCCCGTCAATCCGTTTAGAGGCTAAAATACTAGTCAACGAACGATCATTGACGCCCGGATTAAGAACGTAGGCCATAAACGGCGCTGGTGTATTCTCCGGGGCTGTAATGGGGAATGTCTTTTGTTCAAATCCCGGTATTGAAGCCAGTTCATATCTAAAAGCTTTCTCCACTCGTTTACCTCCCCTTTGCCATCGCCTTGGCCAATTCTTTTTTCAGCGTGTCAAGAATCTTCTTTTCGACAGCCTCTTTGTTTTCACTTAGCGCCCGTCTGAGGTAATGCTTGCCCTCAACACGTACACCGCTAACATGATCAAAACCGTATTCCTGCGACGTTGGGTAATAAGAACGTTTACCCTCTCGACTAAACTTGACAAGTCGATCATTGAACGACGCTGATGGTACGACTTGATAGATTGACTTACCTTTAGGGCCTTTTTCGCGTAGCGTATGCAAGCTTTCCCTTAGCGTCCCGCTGAGTACAGGAGCGTTGGAAATAGCTGCTTTGCGGACGATCTTGATCCCGGCCCTAGAAGCTTTGGAAACGGCCTGTTGTGGGACATTCCCCATTTTTTTCATCATCTTTTGAACTTCGTTTATGCCTTCTAGCTTAAAGTCCATTTAAGTCACCTTCTTGCAGTAGCAAAGTAACTCCCGACCCCTACCGTCTACATCAATCGGAGGGCCGACTATTTCATAATCTATTCCCCGGTGACGAATAAGGTAGTTAGGCAAGACGCCTGAACGATAGCGAATTGTAAACTTTACCTCGACTTCGCTTTGCATCTGCCGCGACTCGTAAAACTCCCGGCCGATTACAGGTTGATAGTTCGCCCGCGCGGTAAATACTTCGTCATACCCGCCGACAGGAGCGCCATAATCATCTAAGACGGTGGCAGGCGCTAAGAATGTAATAGAATCGCGTAACCTTCCGGCTTCCATGACTTAAAACCTCCGATCCATATCCAACAGGCTTTGAGCAGCTAACGGAACTTTTGCGGGGATTTTGCCTATTACGACGGCTTCCCGGTTCTCATACCAGTGTCCAATTAGGAGTAAAAGACCGTGTTTTGTGGATGGCGGAATAGTTTCAGTCGTGTAACCTGCTGTATAGCGAACTTTTACGGCGTCTCCGGCTGCTAATGCGGCATTAGGCCAGTTATATCCAACGGCCGGAACGATCTCACCCGATTCCTTAACCAAGTAGGCGGATACAGGCAACGTTTGAACGCTGTTGTCTGCAAGGGTGTATGTGATACTCGCAACGCTTGTATGCGGTAATTTTTCGAGCTTGATAGGCGAATATGACGAATATCTGTATTTCACCTGCGGGAAACAATCCATAATCAGCTCGTAAGTTGTGACAGCTAACGTTCTGCGTTGAAGTCCTTCTGCATAGTCGCGGGCGACCATAATGAGAGTCGAAATATACGAATCATCTTCGGTATAATCTAGATCAACCCTGAGATGGTTCTTCGCTTCCGTTAGCGTTATCGGCTCCGTCGTTGGATACGTTACTATTTTCAGCATCCGCCGTAGCCTCCTTTGCTTCCGCTTCCGCCGCTGCTTTGGCTGCTGCCTTTTCAGCAGCTACGCGAACTTTTAAAGATTCGATAGCGTCCGCCTTAGTTGCTGCGCGTTGATTGCCTTTTACAACAAACACACCATGACCCGCATACTCAATGCCGTCCGGCAATGCTGTTTTGCAAACCTTTTCGCCTTTGATTGGCTTGGCGTGGCCTACTTCAATCCAAATATCCGCCAAAGCCTTGTCAAGCTCGACGATATCACCGACGGTATAAGAAAAATTGTCGGATACTATAGCCAAATTCATTTGAACCTTGATCGTCTCCAAACGTTACACCCCCAAAAAATGGGGCTTGCACAACAAGCCCCGGATAATTGCAAATATATTAAGTAGCCGAGTTTTGGTAGAAAGCAATAGGGTTTGTACCAGCGTTGAGTAGCTTGGAGTCTGCGCGGCTGAATGCAACAAAACCAATTTGACCGGAATCCATAAATTTCTCACCGAAACGAGTAACTTGAATGTCCATTACGTCGCGGATAACAAAGTTATTGAACGCACCGAACAAAATAGACTTAGCCGATACAGCCATTTGTGGCATGTCTTGGTTGATTTGATAAGCGTAACCATTGATTGTGTCCGGCTCATTGAGTGCGAGACCCGGCAGATACAACGGACGTTGTTGACCGTCTTTCATTTTCTTTAAGGCTTTCAGCGTCGAGTCGTGGAACATGAATTTTGCATTGCTGCGGTATGCAGGGTCAACGGAATGGATCAAGTCAATTAGATCGTCAAAGATAACTGACGTTGTTTGACCCGCTGTGCCTTGTTTACCAATCGTAGCGCCTGTTACAACGCCTTGCGGCTGCGACGTGCCGTTACCAGTAGTGAAGTATTGGTTAGTAATACGGCCAATACGGTTGGCGAACTCTGCACGAATGAAGGATTCGAGGTCAAATGCACTGTCCTGCATCAATTCGATAGGCACAAGAACGATGTTGGAAGTGAATTTATACGCGCCAAACGTAATTTGCGAGAAAACAGGATCTTGCGTTGTTGCCGCGGCATTCTCCGCCAAAATAGCACCCAATTGGGCCGTTGTGTTTGTCGTAGGTACTGGAAGTGGATTGCCGGAAGCTGTGTTAAGGATACGAGATACTTCACGCATACCACCATAAGCTTTTTGCGCTTGAATCAATTCATTCAAAAAACCTTGCGGAACTGTATAACCGCCCGCGCCCGGCGTGCCTGCTGCAAGCGCCCGTTTCTCTGCAAGCAAGGAAAGTTCACGAGCGTCAAGACCTTGGTTACCATACATAAGGTGTTTGTTGAACGCTGTACGATACTCACGTTCTTTTTTCTCATCTACATTACCGCGCTCTTCCGGGTTCGGAACACCTGCGCCGCTGTAGTCACGTTTTTCGAGTTCTTTTTCAGTGTTCAACAGGCGTTCTTCGCGAGTGATTTTTGTTTCTAAAGAAGCCATATCTTTGTCCATATCGTTATAACGTTTTTCTTCGTCCGCTGTTAAATCGCGGTTTTCTGTAACAGAAGTATCATGAAGTGCTTTCATGTCGTCCCAAATTTTAGCGCGTTTTTCGCGCATTTCTACGATGGAGCTAGTTTGCATGGACATTGTTTATTTCCCCCTTGATTTTAGGTGTAATTCTCTCGAACGTTGGCGCTGTTTCACTTCGTCGAACGGCTTTTGGCGCTGTTCTTTATATTCGTTAAAAATATTTTCAGCGGATCTTACTGACGCACTGGAAGTTGGATAGGCAGGAGTCGTAACCGGGCTAACTTCGTAAATTTCCGCCTCAATTACAGATCTAATAGGCATGTCCTCGTTTGCTTCGTCCCAATTTTGGCTAACGGCGCGGAATATGAAGGAAGAACCCTTAACGTCGCCTCTATCAATCGTCTCGACGCGACCGGATGCCCAATTAGGCGGCGTAATCTCGTACCGCAAACCAATTTCGTCCTCTTCGAGCTTCAAAGTGTTAGGGTATCGCCCTAAAACCTCGCTGTCGTTGTGGTTCCATGCTGCATATGCATCATTCGCACCCGCTGCAAGTGATTTTGTAAAGGCTCCGCGTTCGAATTTCTCCACGAAGTACCCGCCTATGGGATTGCTTAATTGCCCCCATCTCACGGCATAACCAACGATTTTCTTTGGCCCATCGTCACCATCTGCAACGATCTCCGGCGCACTACCCGGTAATAGCGCTCGTTTTTCCGTCTCCATTGTCTTTCTCACCCCCTTCCGGCGTTGCGTTGGCTGTATTAGGGAGTCCCGCGACCATTGAGGCGTCAATCATTGCCCCATTGACCATATATTTCGTGCCTGCGTCGCCCTCAATCGGGTTCATGTTCTCGACTTCACGCCAATCATTGGCGTTAATCACACCGTTGCGGCGTTGAATTTCGAGAGATTCAGCCCTAGATTTGGAATCACCGCGTAATAGCCCGTCTACTAAAAATTCGGCGTAATATACACCGCGCTCACCTTTTTTGAAGCATTTTCGGCGTATTTCCTGCTCAATGCGAACCAACCACGGCCGAATCGTATGAACGACGAACATAATAGCTTGATGTTCAATGTTGGAGAAAGTAGCCCGCTCCAAGTTTTGCAACATATGCATTGGAACACTAAACATTTGGGCGATTTCTTCCTTCTGCCATTTGCGGGTCTCAAGGAATTGGGCGTCCTCCGGTGGCAGGCTGATAGGCTTGTACTTCAAACCATTTTCAAGAACTGCCACTTGATGTTGATTTTCAGCGTTATAAAGCCCTCGCCATTGTTCGCGTAAACGGTTTGCGGCATTCTCGTCTTTGAGCGTTGCGTCCATCTCCAGCACCCCGGACGGTTTACCACCGTTCGCAAAGAATCTAGCGCCGTATTTCTCCGTTGCCATTGTTGCTGATAAGGATTCCCGCATCATTTGGATAGGGCTGTAGCCCTTCAACCCATCGAAACTTAGTCCGTGGATATGAAGCACTTTATCGGGTGGCAATGTAACGGCTTTACCTTCCGGCGTGACGGCGTAGTAAACTAATTTGTCATCTTGCAGCGTCTTCGTTGGATAAGTGGAGCTTGGATCTAGTAATTTAAATTCAACAATAACCCCTCGCCCGTCGCGCACGATCTCTGCGTAACCGTTACCCCATGTTAGGGCATGTCCAAGAATGGATTCCCAAAAGCTCATAGACGTCATTTCTTCGCTCGCTTCGTCGTGCAGCACGTAATACAACGGGTGTTTTACTGCTTTCGACTTGCTGCCGTCCTCGCTGCGCTTGTATACGTGAAGCGGTAACGACGCAACGGTTTCGGATATGATCCTAACGCAAGCGAATACAGTAGATAAGGTCATGGCGTTGGATTCGGTTACGTTCTCGCCTGCTGCGGGTGGACCTGCATAAATCCAACTACCTAATGCACTCCAACCGCTTGCCATCTCCATGAATCGCTTTTCTAGCCAGTTTTGAACGAATCCCATATTTCTGTTTTCACCCCCTTTCCGCTAAATCACGATAAACCCACGATCTTCGTAGGGGTTTCTATCATCCCGGCTCTTAATCATTACTTTATGGGCACAAATGGCTGCGGCTATAGGGTCAATCCGCTTGCCTGTCTCTCCCTTTTCGATCTTGATTTCCCCGAAACTGTTGGAAGTGGTTTTAGCGTTGGAGCCTGACCACATGAAAAGAGCGGCGTTCTCGTTGTACATAACGTTCTTGGCCTCGACCTCTAGTCTGAAATCTACCGTTGCGTCATTTAAGCTCTTGGCGCTCTGCACGATCTCAACGCAATCGACACCAAATTCCTCTAAATCACTTAGGAAAGCATCGGCGTTATGGGGGTCGTATCCGATTTCCCGCAAATTAAGGTCGTGCTTTTCCAAAAACTCTTTAAGGTACGCAATGATGTATTTATAGTCCGTCTTCACGCCGCCCATTGTTTCTGTGACGGTAAGCAGTCCCTTTTTAATCCACATGTCATACGGAACTTTATCGCTCTTGATGTGTTCCGCCACCCTTTTAGCGGGCATGAATGACTGTGAGTGTAAGAAGTACTTGCCGCCGCCTGCATCAATCTCAAAGACAAGGCTTGTTAAATCTCCGCCGCTGGATAAGTCGAACCCCAACCAGCAATCGCGGCCTTTGTAGTCGTCAACGTTTGTAGGGCTTTTACAATCGGCCCATAGCTCCCGGTCTAGATAATCATCCTCCGAGAACGTAACCCACTTATTAAGCGACTTCGTAAGGAAGTTCCTTAGTTCCTCGCCCTCCATGCGTTTGGCTTTGACCGCATCAGCCTGCAAGCTTTCTAAAGTCTGTTCTGTCCAAAGCGGGTTTGCTTTCTGCCAATTGGTTTCGTTCCATTCGTCGTCGTCTTTGTCCATTTCGCAAATGAAAACGAACTGTGCTTCATCCACAACCAACCCGGCAAGTATGTCTTTGCAATAGTTGTATAGGGCGTAACAAGGTGCGTCAAGATCAAAGCCTGCCGTCGTGATGACCGAAATGAGACATTCTCTCAATTTCTTTGTACCATCTGAGAGAAGCTTGTACATCTGATTGTCTTTGTGTAAATGGTATTCATCGACGGAAGCAAAGTAAGGTCGGAATCCGTCTATCGATTTCGTATCACGTCCTAGCGCCCGGATCTCTCCGCGCGATATGTTACACTCGATTACTCCCTTATACTCCTTGACGGTGAAGTGTTCATTACACAATTCATCATCTGCATCAATGAACTTGATAGCCTCTTTAAGTACGATCTTAGCCTGCAATTCCTTTGTTGCTGCCGTGTATACCTGCGGGTAGTTGTACCCGGCGAAATTGCCATAATACATGGCTGGTACTGCGTTTTTTAATGACTTCCCGTTCTGCCTCGCAACCTGTATGTAAGACGTCCGAAAACGTCTATAGCCTTTGGAAGTCTTCCAACCGTTCCAACTGCCGAAAATGAAATCTTGAAAACCCCATAATTCCAGTGGCGCGGGGTCGTCACCCTCCGCGAGCGTCAAACTCTCTGCGAACTCGATAAGCTCATGAGCCGCATTGGGGTCGAAGTAGTAAGGGAAAGCCTTTGTATTCTGCCGCTCAATGTCTTTGAGGTGGCGTTCGCAAGCTTGCCGTTGAGTTAACCCAGCGATTGCCCGACCTTCAACCACTTCAACGGCGTAAGCTGTTACCCGGTCCAATTCAGTAAGAGTGTTGTAAGGGTATCTAACCACTACGCCCGCCGCCGAATCTTCCGAACTTGCTTGTCTTTTCCTTTTCCTTGGCAGGTTTCGGGATGTTCTTCACCTTGGCCAGCGGGTTAAGGAATAGACGGTCCTGCATTTTGATCAACATGTCCATTTTCTTATTAATCGCGCCGTCAAGTTTTAACGTACCCTCGATAGATGCTAGTTGGGAAAGGTACTGGATCGCCTTTACCTCCGCATATATCAAACCCCTTTGTTCTAACGCCTCGTCGAATATCCCCGGCTCTTCTTGAATACGGATAAGGACCCGACGTTGCACTTGAAGGTCCTCATATTCAGAATAAGTTTTGCAGTAAATTGCGAGTAAACCGATATCAGATGATGTTAAAAGTTCGACTCCTTGCTCTGCTGCTGACTTGTAATCCTTAACGAGTGACTTCCACCAACGATAAGCGGCGGCGTCATTTTTTACATTCGCCGGGGGTTTGATGTTCTTCCAATCGTCGGCCCCCAATTTTATTTCCGCTGCTTGTCGCGCCGCTATTTCCGCCCTAGTCAAATGACTTGGATTTCCTTCGGCAAGGTGTAGTTCAATGGATTTCCCATTCCGTCCACCCATGATTTTCACCCCCAAATTTTTATGAAAACAGGCATTTTTCCTTTTTAATTGTCTGACAACTTTTCAAAACCCGAATGTTTGCGTGCAAAAAG